ACAAATCCGTTTAATGCAAGTGGAGAATTGTGCGAAGAAAAAGATTAGATGATATTTACAGTGAGGTGAAAAAAATATGGCTTCTTTGGGTGTAGCTCTTCCGTTGGAAATAGATTCGGCCGATGGGTTTAGAATGCTTAAGAATATTAGGCAGTTGGCTAAACAGAATTTCAAGATGCTCATTATGACTATCCCAGGCGAACGAGTTATGGAACCAAATTTTGGAGTTGGACTTAAAAGATATCTTTTTGAGAATTTTGGACAGGATACAATGTCGCAAATAGAAAGTAAAATTTTAGAACAGGCAGAAATCTATATGCCTGCGATTAAAATTCGCAACATCACATTTGGCAACACCGATCCAGATAGTAATTATTTGGGTATTACAATAGAGTATTCCATCCCAAATCTAGGAATAGCAGATTTATTGGAATTAACTACTTAAAAATGAGGGTTTTTTAATGGCAGACGAACAGAAAAAAATAGTACCAATCGATTACACCCATCGCGAATTCAATACTATTCGCCAAGATTTATTGGAATTGGCCGAGAGATTATACCCAGATTCTTTTAGAGACTGGAGCGAAGCATCTTTTGGCGCGATGATGATAGACGCGGTAGCATATGTGGGTGATCAGCTTTCCTTTTATCTGGATTACAACGTTAATGAATCCTTTTTAGACACAGCGTACCAGTATAATAATATTGTACGACATGGCAGGATTCTTGGATATAAACTTCAGCCGGCAGCCTCTACTTATGGCACCGTTGCTCTTTTTATATTAGTGCCGGCTTCTAGCACGGCGTTGGGCCCTGACACAAATTATATCCCAATCGTCAGCGCTGGTACCCGGTTTTCTTCCACCGGTGGAACGGGTTTTATTTTAACAGAAAATATAGATTTTTCAGATTCTCAAAATCCTGTTGTAGTTGCTACTGTTGACAGCACTACAGGCGCCCCCACATATTATGCGATTAAAGCATACGGCACTGTAGTTTCGGGGTTTTTCTCAGAAGAGAAAGTAAGAATTGACGCGTATGAGAAATTTTTGAAAGTCAAGCTCGCAAGCAATAATATAGCGGAAATAACCTCCGTTATTGATTCCGAGGGGAATGAATATTTTGAAGTTGATTATCTCGCACAAGACATGGTATTGAAAGAGGTTGCCAATACAAATTATAAAAATGATAATATTCCATCTATTTTAAAGCCTTACTTGGTATCTAGAAAATTTGTTTTGGAAACCGATTCGGTTAATACGTATTTGCAATTTGGCAGTGGAAAGTCTGGCGAATCAGACGTGGTGGCCGATCCGCAATCAGTGGCAATAAACACCTTTGGAAAAACCTACGTAACAGACTTGACATTTGATCCTACGAAGATAACAAAAAATCAAAGCTTTGGCATCGTACCCTCAAACACAACCCTAACAGTTACATACAGAGTCAGCAGCCCAGGCAGCCCCAACGTGGCTGTTGGAGGAGTAAATGCCGTCACGCTANCAGAAACGCAATTTACTGATATTGACTCTCTAACAACCTCGACCGTACAAACCGTTATTAATTCCTTGGAAGTAACCAACGAAGAGCCTATTATTGGTGCTACGTCGGTAGAAAGCCAAACCGAGATTAAAAGACGAATTTACGATACTTTTCCAACTCAAAACCGAGCAGTGACGCAGGCCGATTACGAAAGTATTACATATAGAATGCCTTCCAAATACGGGTCTATAAAAAGATGTTCTGTGCAGAAAGATCCAGATTCACAAAAAAGAAATTTAAATCTATATGTTGTTTCGGAGGACAGTGAAGGCAAATTAATCGCGACCAACAGCACAATTAAAAATAATTTAAAAACGTGGTTAAACCAGTATAGAATGATTAATGATACCGTCGACATCCTTGATCCTTATATCCTCAATCTAGGGATAAGCTTTACCATAAAGGCAGCGACAGGTACGGACAAATTTATTTTATTAAAGAACGCCACTGACGCCCTGGCGGCCAAATACACCGGCGCCCTTTATATTGGCGAGCCATTTTATATTAGCGATGTTTATTCTGAATTAAAAAATGTAGAAGGCTTATTGGATGTTTTGACAGTGACCTTGGTATCTAAAACCGAAGGAAACTATGCTAGCGCGAATATAGATATTAACAGCAATTTATCTCAAGATGGGAGCTATTTGATAGTGCCAGCGAATGCGATTGTAGAAATTAAGTATCCGATTTCAGATATTACAGGAAAAGTTGTGTAATGGCGATTAAAAGATACACAGCATCAATTGATAACACCATAGTTAATGCTTATGAGCTGGACTTACGCACCCGCGGCACCGGTGCGAACGCTGGAGCGTCAGATGTATTGGAGACCTTTTCAATATACGGCCGCGTAACAACAAGCTCACAAGAGCTTTCCAGAATACTTATTAAGTTCCCTGTCACGGACATTTCCACAGATAGAACCAATGGCGTCGTCCCAGCTAGCGGAAGCGTTAGTTTCTACTTGCGAATGCACAACGCAGAACACTCCAAGACAGTTCCGAGAGATTATACAATATCTATATTCACTGTTTCCCAATCATGGCAAGAGGGAGTTGGGCTGGACTTAGAGGACTATCAAGACTTAACGTTGGGCAATGAAGGCTCCAATTGGATGAGCGCATCNAATACTGCTTATTGGACNGACGTNAATGNCACTGTGCTAGCTGGAGGTTCTTATATTACGGGCGCCGAGCCTAATGGTGTTGGGAATAATGTCGACTCTAACCAAGAAATATTTATTTTTAATAAATCTCTTTCAACGGGCATAGAAGATCTTGAGGTGGATGTGACTCCTGTTATAGAACAGTGGATAGCTGGAACATACTCTAACCATGGCTTTGGGGTCCACTTGTCTGCTAGTTATGAGGCAGATCATTCCGGAACACTAAACGGCACAGTTAGTCGCAAGCCCGGCCAACTAGATTTGGGAGAAGAAGACACAACTCAGAGTGTTATTTATAACCCTAGCGGCTCAAGTACGTCATATTTTACCAAGAGATTTTTTGGTAGAGGAACAGAGTTTTTCTTCAAACGACCAGCAATCGAAGCGCGATGGAACGACGCATTAAAAGATGATCGTGGAAATTTCTTTTACAGCAGTTCATTGGCAACCAACGAATATAACTTAAATACGATTTATTTTTATAACTATGTTCGTGGTCAGCTTGCTGATATTCCTGCCTTGGGCGACGATAAGCGCGTATACGTAAGCATTTATTCTGGTTCTGTTGGGGGATTCTATAGTAATCAAGGCGGCGGCGACGGCGATGATGTGGCGCCATCCAACTACCCTGTATCCGGAACAACATCAGCCAACACCGGAAGTGTACAAATATTGTCTGTTGACAACCCCGGACACGTTAGGAGTGTAAACTTGTTGGTAGTAACGGGCGGTATTGTTTCAACAGGAATTTATAGTGCTTCTTTCGCGTTTACTGGTTCAGAACTATTAAAGACAATGTATGATGTGTGGTTTACCGGCAGTGACGCGACCACTAGCGCCAACGACGCCATAACTCAATATTTTACTGGAGCTATTAAGCCCACAGTACTTAGAGCCGAGAACAGAGCCGAACGTCCGACACACTATATGAGCGTTACAAACCTCCGAGGTAAATATCGTGCGAATGAAACTGCAAGGTTTAATTTGTATGTTAGAGAGAAATTCTGGAATCCGACAGTATACACTGTAGCCAATTCTACCGCACCAACAACTAGTATTATTAGCGCATCTTATAGTGTTTATAGGATAATGGATGCTTATGGCGCGATTCCTTATGGAACTGGTAGCGATAAACACACGGTACTCTCTTATGATGTTTCTGGAAATTATTTTGACCTTGATATGAATTTGTTGGAGCCGGGCTATGCATACGGTCTTAAATTCTCTTTTTACGATAGCGCNCTTAGTACTTGGGTCGAGCAGCCCGACCGGTTTAGGTTCAGAGTAGAAGACTATGAGTATTAAGAAGCTTTTTGGATCTACNGATTCATGGCGGAACTATCTTTCAGACACCAANGAAAGAGACGCATATAGAGATACAGAATCTGCGAAAAACGTTGCTGAAATTTACGAAAAGCAACAAAGATTCATTCCGCAAGTAGATTATTCAGATCCTGCAAACTTTGCGAAATATGGGTCAGCGCGCCTTTATTACAACTCCGCAATAAGCAGAATTGTTGATTATTATCCATATGACGGTTCTGAATACGAAATCACCGAGTATCATAATAAGTCATTAGATATCGAAGAGTACGTATTTGATAACCTATACCCTCGTACAAATGGTTATGTGCGGTTTAGCGCTGCTGGGTGGGGCACCAAGGTAAGCGGCCTTACTCAAGGGTGGGGAGAATCATCCACTT